GTATAATCATGCAAGGAGCCGTGTTGTCGGGCGTTCGTTTTACAGTGCGAATGCGTATGGCGGTCTCGTCTTTGCGAATGCGAATAACGCATCATCGCAGTCGCACTCGAACGTCGGTTCTCGGCTTGCAAACAGAAAGATATATTATATCGCTCCAACAGCATATTGTCACGTGATGACAAATAGTAGTAAGCGAAGAATCCGAGCCTCAGCAAAAGCACCTTTTAAAGGTTGGAAAGCTGAAACATAACAATGCAGGTAGAGATTGGTAGGTTAGTTCTCGAACGTCTTAGACCTGGGAAACTGAAGGTAAATAAATGAAGCGTGACGGATATATCATAGAAGAGATTATAGAACGAGCTAATTTAGAAAGCTCGTTTGATACTGTTGTGCATGGGACAAAAAGAAAAGAACTTAAAGAGGGCAAATGGCTTCTTGCGCACAGAGAATCTTTCCTTGATGATGTAGCAAAGGAGATAGCCTCTGGGCACGTCAATGTAAGCAACTATCACGAGAAGCATATACACGAGGGTAATAAGTGGAGGGACATACAGGTCTTTAATATGCGTACACGTATAAAAATAAATGCCGTGATGAGTGTCGTTGATAAACATCTACATCGTAGATATATCAGAACGACAGCAGCATCTATCAAACAACGTGGTATGCACGACCTTAAAACCTATATAGAAAAGGATATACAGCTCTATCCAAAGGAAATGAAGTATATCTATAAGTTTGATATTAAAAAGTTCTATCCTACGATACAGCAGGATTTTGTGATGTACTGTATCAGACGAGTATTTAAAGACAAACGTCTCATTAGTATCTTAGAGGGTTTTGTCAGACTACTTCCTAATGGCTTAAGTATGGGACTTCGTTCATCACAAGGACTTGCAAATCTTTTGCTTTCTTTGTATCTGGACCACTACCTAAAAGACCGCTATGGCATTAAGCATTTCTATCGCTATTGTGACGATGGTGTTATTGCAGCAGGTAGCAAGCGGTACTTATGGGAGTGTAGGAAGATTGTACATGAAAGGATGGAAGCTATAGGGCAGACCGTCAAGTCTAACGATAGTATCTTTCCCATAACAAAGGGACTTGATTTCCTTGGCTATGTTATATATCCAACCCATGTTCGTTTGCGCAAACGAGTGAAACAGCATCTTGCACGCAAACTACATAAAGTGAAAAGTCGTAAGCGTAGGCAACAAATCGTTGGTTCACTTTATGGCTTGTGCAAACATTGTAATAGCAAAAACCTATTAAACACATTATTAACAACACGAGAGATGAGAAAATTTTCAGAGATGGGAGTAACCTATACTCCTGAAGATGGAAAGAAAAGATTCCAAGGTAAGACTGTACGCCTTGCAGAAATAGTAAACAGTCCCATAGAGGTACACGATTATGAAAAAGACGTGGTAACTAAGCATGGTGACCACCGCTATCTTATCTCATTTAGAGACAAAGCAACACGTGAGTTCAGTAAGTTCTTTACCAACTCCGAGGAGTTAAAATCCATACTCGACCAAGTCGCTAAGATGAAAGACGGTTTCCCTTTCGAAACAATAATCAGAAGCGAAGCATTTGATGGAAATAAATTCAAATATAAATTCACTTAAAACATACATCTATGAATACAGACTTTTTTAAGGTGTACGGAATCAAGGAACGTAACGACAGTTTGTTACGTCTATCCGATGACCACTATGTGTTGTTCTATGGCTTTGGCAAAGACAAAGACAGCGATGAAAGCGGTTACTACTGGCGTAAGGACTATGGGCACAAGCCTACAGAAGAAGAGTTAAAGGGCGATATAGCCACACATGTCAACAAGCTAATTGATGAAAAGATACTTGCAGGCTTTACCTATGAGGGTAATATTGTGTATCTATCATCAGAGAATCAGTTTAATTACAAAGCAGCTTTTGACTTGTGTATGCTTACAGATGGAAGTAACCTACCTGTAACATTCAAATTCGGACAGGAGAACGACCCTAAGTATCGTCAGTTTAATACAAAGGATGAGCTGAAAGATTTTTATTTATCTGCCATTTCATTTGTAACTAATACGCTTGCAGAGGGGTGGGCAGAAAAGGATATGATTTATAAAAAGGATATGCAGTCATGGTTTACTTAATCATTTTATCGGTAGTACTTTCAGTTGCAATGGCAATAGTAGCAGCTAAGAAAGCAAAGGAGTTACCAGATAGCGTGAGTAGTTTCAGCTATTATGTAGGTGATGTTCGCTTCTCGTTGTGGGCAACAATGACGGCAGCTATCTTGTTATTCTCTTCTCTTCATGCCTTACCACCTAAGCATGCTTATATTGCAGGAATGATGAGTGTAGGTTTGTTGATGGTAGCCGCTTCGCCTTGTTATAGGACAGAGAACAAAGTGCTACATTATGTAGGAGGTTATCTCTTTGGATTAACAAGTCAGATTGTAGTAGCTTTGCTTATACCATGGTTACTCATGTTGTGGGTGTTGTTCCCACTTGTGTTCATTCGTAAGAGTTGGAAAGAGAATGCTACGTTTATTGCAGAAGGGATATGTTATACCACTTTAGTAGGCAGTCTCATCCTATCTTTACTATCGTAATTACAAACATAAACCTTTCAATCGTTTTTCATATATTATTTTTGTGGAAATTTATTGTAAAAACAAGATGAAGAAAGTAATAAAATGGCTTAAAGAAAGTAACAGGTACAAACATCTAATAGGTGGTGTACTCATCGGTGCTGGTGCTAATGGCTTGTATTGCGCAGCATACACAGGTATAGGAGTAGCAACCGCACTTGAACTTAAAGATAGAATGTGGGGCGGAAAGGCAGACATCATCGATTGGGGACTAACAGTCGGTGGTGTAGCTATAGGCTTCGGAGTAAGAACATTAGTAAATTTAGTTATATTATGAATTACCTTGAACAGTTTAAATACGTTATGTGTAGTATCATTAGCGGTATGCTAAGTCTTTTTTTTCCGATACGTGATTTTATGTATGCAATGTTGATAGTCTTCACACTGAATTACATCTTTGGAGTAGTAGCAGGACTGAAACATGGCGAACGATGGAATCTAAAGAAATCAATGGTCTTCTTCTACCACTGTACGTTGTTCTTTGTCATGACTGCTTCTATCTTCATTACAGGCTATTTCCTCCATGCAGGCGAGGAAACTTTAGGTGTTGTCAAGGCGTTATGTGGTGTAGCGATTTGGTTTTACTCGACGAACATCGTCCGCAATTGGAGGATGATGTTAATTGAGAACACTACAATGTGGAAAGTAGCAGGTTTCGTTTACTATGTTCTCACTTTGAAAGTGGTTGATAAAGTTCCTTTTCTTAGCGAGTATCTTAAGACATCTCACGTCGATATTAACGACAATAAACCCAAATTCGATTAACGTAATATGAGAAATATAAAATACATTGCGGTTCACTGCACCGCAAGCCACCAGTCTATGACGATTGAGGGATTAAAGCAGGAATTCAAACGCAAGGGGTGGGTTAATCCTGGCTACCATTACGTGGTGTCGCCAGACGGCAAGATTACCCAGCTACTTGATGAAGATAAAATAAGTAATGGTGTTAAGGGTTTTAATTCAGTTTCAATCAATGTTGCTTATATAGGCGGTATTGATATCAATGGTAAACCTATCGACAACCGCACAGACGCACAGAAAGCAAGTCTGCGCTCGCTGTTGAAGATGCTACATAAGAAGTACCCTACAGCGGTTATTCAGGGACATCGTGATTTCTCTCCAGACTTGAATAAGGATGGAAAGATAACCCCTAACGAATGGATGAAAGCTTGTCCGTGTTTTAATGCGAAAGAAGAGTATGCTAATCTTTAGCAACAGATAAAACGATTAGATACTTTGTATAGATTAAATTTGTGCAAACCATTTTGAACTGATATGAAGAAGTTTTTGTGGGGTATTATACCCTTAATTATTCTTGCGTGTGTTGCGTTTTTCCTTGGCAGGGGAACACAACACACAAGGGAAAAGCCTTTGCACGAGACTATCACAGACACGGTGCGCTATGTTGATACTATTAAGTACCATGAGCCTACGCCAGTATTTGTGAAGTCTAATGGAACTACAAAGGTATCTGTTAGCGTAGCCCACTTAAAGGAGACTTTGAGAAATGCTATGCTTGATACCTTACCACGCATTAGAGCAGATACTTTAGAACAGATAATATTATGTGAAAAAGACCAAGATAGTGTACAAATAGAATTACCCATGCTGCAATCCGTATATAAGGATAAAGACTATACGGCATATATCAGTGGTGTAAATGTTCGACTTGACAGCATTTTCGTCTACCCAAAGCGTGAGGTAATAACAATAAGGAAGCCTCCTAAGCATTGGCATATAGGTATATCCAGCGGATATGGGACAACAGTACAAGGATTTAAGCCCTATATTGGAATTGGAATTACATACTCTCTAATCTCTTTCTGATGGAAACGATAACCATAACTATTTCACAGAGCGATGTGTACAATGAAGTTGCAAAAGCAACGGACTACACAGGTTCAAAACTAATAGACGGAGATGAGAATGCGAGAAATCGCATTCTTGCCGTTGATGATGATTTCAAGGAATTGGGTCGCTTCTGGGATGAGAGTGTAACAGCCGTGAATGAGGACTTGAAAGAAATGCTTGTGAGCGGTGCGACCGATGTAGATAAGAACTACAAGGCAGAATTACAAGTAAGCAAATCGTGGGACAAGACATTGCAGGAAAGTGTTCAGAGTTCACTGCGTAGTTTCTTTATAGCATCCATTACGGCACAATGGTTTCGATTTGCCAACAAAGGAGAAGCTAAGGAATACTTTTCAACTGCTGGTGAAATAATGCTTAATGTAGAACGACTACTTTATGCTCGCAAGCGTCCTATGTTACCAACAGATTAACAATTTCAAATAACAAAGATATGCCAACCCCAACATTAGGTGCAAAGAAACCTGTAAGAGCAACTATCAAAATATCGTGGTTGCTTTACGACATTATGAACGAGACCTTTCTTCGTGGTCGTACCATTCAAAACAAAGAGAACCACAAGGAGGTAGCCTCGATGTTTGCCAGTGAGGACGAGGAGAATCGTGAGAAGATACTCCGAAGTATCAAGAAAGGCTTTGCAGAGGTGAAAACCGAGCTTGCAGAGTATCTTGATGAAGACGGAACAACTACCGATAATAGTCACTTTGATGGTAGTCACAATCTGGAACTTAACCTTACCATGCCGAGTAACTTCAATGAAGCAGCAACGGCAGGAATTGGTGAAGCTGTGCATGACTATCTGAAGAACACAGCTATTGCTGAGTGGTATCTTGTTACGAACAAAGCAGATGCAGAGCAGTACATAGCTCTTGCAACTCGTAGCATGGCTTCTATTCAACAGTCTGTTAGCAAACGCAGCAGACCAAAGACACCGACAGATTAAATATAAAGTTTATGCAGGCAGACGAAAGCAATATCCTTGGCTGTTACACAGATAAGAACGGCAATATAGAGGCAGTGCTTGGTTTTAAGCGTAGCCAGTTGTTGTATGACATCGAGAACTACTCCTATATCGAAGGTCATATTATGCAGACAGACAACCTACACGCCAAGCATACAGTGCAAGATGTTGGCGAAGAGGGTAATGTGAACAGGGTTACACGATTACTTGATTTGACAGTAGCTCAATGCAAGGAGTTGCTATATCCGTACACAAAGAATGAGATTAGTAATCATGAACTTGATAATGTCTTGAAAGAGCAGCCTACTTATGGCATTGTCCTTAGTCTTCCTGCCGACTTTTCCCAGACAACACTCAACTTGTTATCAAAGCTTATCCATGAGTATATCGTATGTTATACAGTGGCAGACTGGATGAGTATTACCAATCCTGCTAAGGCTGAAACTTGGGCGGTCAAGGCAGAAGATATGGAAAGACAGATACGAGTGGCATTGCATAGTAGAGTAAACAGAGTACGTCGTCGATTGTCGGTGTTCTAATAGAGAATAGATAACAGAGCAAGGGCAGACCTGCATCACGCAGACCTGCCCTTTAATTATGGACGTATAAAAAAAGAAGTTATCGAAGTTGGTTTATAAGTCGTGGAGTATAGGAAACAGACGCACCGACTAATGTTTCACCAATAGAAAGGTCGGTTATTGCGACAATACGGAAATACTTGTATGGCGTTCCACGGAAGCCTTTTAGATAATGTTGCTTAGCTGAATGTACGAGATGCCAGTTGATATTGTCTCGTGAGCCATACAGAATTACCTGTACTTTCCCCTTGCCAAATAGTCCACGGAGGAACACTGTATCGAATGTTTTAAGCATTGAAGCGACATCCAACTTTATAGGTCGAGTTACAAGCAAGCCTTTCTGATGTGTTTCAGTAGAACGTGATAAGTCCACAAGACAGTTGTTTGTCACCTCCTGTTTGCCATCACTCCCAACAGTCTTTATCTTTGCCATCGCATACGCATTAGGATAAGAATTAATAGCAGTAATGAGCGATGAGGCTACAATACCCCATAGCTTAGACTTCATAGAGAAGACATAAGCATAGTTCTTATTTTCATTGAACACTATTATACGCTGATTTACATAGTCGTAGGACATACGTGAACCTTTGCGAAATTCTGAGAAGGTACAATCTACTTGAGGAATACCATCTGGGTAGAGTTTAGACAGTCCAGGCAGACGGTCAAGTGAGAAGAAATCGTTACCATTAATAATATCGGTCAGACATTGTGTCTGTGAACCAGATATTTCCATTATACCCCTATCAGTAGCGAAGAGTACCGCAGTGTCAATCTGCGTGATACTGTCTGAAGATATACACACGTCACGTGTGATAGGTTGTTTGGCAGAGTATCCACCTGATGAGTTTACCTCCAATGCCCATACACCCTCATCTGTGAAAGCATATAGTGGGAACTGTCCGAACTGACCCTGTGAAAGAGCTTTTGCAGCAGTAGATATACCCAAAATCTTACCTGTCCCAACAGTGTTTATGCCTGTAACAGGAAAGTAGAAAGGGTTGTTTACTTCGGAAGTGTATATCTTATTAGGAATTTCAATCGTCCGTTCTTCTTCGCTGGAAATAGTTGGTGAGTTATATGTTCGCTTTTCTAAATCATTCCAACCGCCATAGTAGAAAGCCCCATTAAGAAAGGCATGCCGTTCAAGTGGTACTTCGTAGAATGTACCAAAGTAGTCCCATGCTGTTACAATTGCTTTGTACGCATTTCCATTTGGATAGTAAAGGAATAGAACTGGGTTCTCATAGCCAAATACCCCAGCCTCACCATGCACGATTATATCTCTTCCATCCTGTTTGATAAAAACATAAACAGAGATATTGATTATCTTGTCTAAAATGGTAGGAGAAGTATCAGACCAGTGTTTCACATATCCATCTGTGAAAGGCAACATTGCTCCAGCATTAAATCCCTCAAAAAGTTTCTTTCTGATATTAGCAAGATTAACTCGAGCATTATAACCAAAGGCATACTTTGGTATAATTTTGTCGTGGCTGTCATAATCATCGGTCATAACCTCTCTATTGACCAGAGATTGCAAATAGTCTTCTTCTATATTAAGAAGTGTACGTGTTGTAGTAAGCTGTTCTATATTAATACTTTCGAGAAAGTAGAAGTTTGAACAGTTACGAATATCTTCCTTTACCGTCGAAGAGTCTTTGCGAGGAAGTCCAAGTATACCACCTGGACGTGCACCGAGATTATCTTTATCAAACGTCATCTGATATAGGTAACCCATATCTTTCTTTTGATAGCGCAAAGGATATTTAGTTTTATCTGCAGCTTGGTTAGTATGTTTACAAATACTATATCCCCACGCCTCATCACCGTACTCGTCGTAATTAAAGAATTTATCACATTCGCCATTCTGATTGTACGTATAGATTGGCTTTGAGATAAATATATCAACAGATTTAACAATATCAGTCCAGTCTTTCAGTAAGTCTATATCACTCTGTTTAATGACAGCATAGTCCAACGAGTGTAACATTCCAACAACACGAACATCAGCCCTGTTCAACCCATTCTTACCATATAGATGTCGCCACATGACAATAGGAGCGCAACTTGTAGAACATACCATGAGTATTGGTGCAGAGTGTCTGATGAGATTACCATCATAGAGGCGATAAGCATATCTTACAAGAAAAGGAAAGATGAATTTACCTTTATTAGTTGACCTGTCAGCTATGAATTTGTTTACTTTAGCCAACACTTGTGATGTTATCTTTTTCTTGTTTTCATCGGAGAACTCATTGTAGCTACTGTAACTGTACCCATTCTCCTTTGTCTTTGTTTCCCAGCTAAGGTTATCAAACTCAAGGGTAAACTCATCAGTACGCTGCATCTCACCCTGTAAGCCAAAAGAAATAGGCAATTCTGGAATATCATTTCCAAGGAATAGATAACCAGAAGTATCACCTTTCCAAAGGAAGTAGAACATACCAGCATCTGTAAGGGCTATAAGAGTGTTGCCTACTCCCACTACTTGATACAACTCTTTGTCGCCTATACTATACAAGTCAGTGAAGTTGCTACCGTCTATAGTCCACAGCAGTTTCTTGTTAGTAGTATCAATGATGATATAATGTGTATAGGTTGTAGCCTTATGCACATATATCACACTGTGGTTTTCTCCAAGATTGAATACCACCTTAGGCACAAGCAGTGATTTGTATGCACCATCCTCATTGATGAGGTTGTATGCCTGTGTGAGTTCTCCGTCTGAACATTCATAATCAGACGGGACAGCAGTATAACCTGTAAAGCGTATGTCCTTTTCCATTTCTTTCCAATTCTTGCAAGATTTTAAAGTATTTGCAAATATAGTTATCGTATAAGATTATTCGATTTTATCTTTTGGTGGTTGAGGCTACCAATCAAACTTGCTCCATACAAACCTTTTACGGTGTTGCAAGTAATTCAAATCATCTTGGTATGTATAAGCCTCAACTTCAAATGAGATATTACGATAAGCCTTATGCCAGTTGCAGAAATAGAGCAACGCAAATAGGAACTCAAGTATATATAACAGATAGAAGCCGACAAACCACAGTTCCTTTTCTTGTGCATAATGTATGCACTCGTGATTGTAATCTTCTACTGTGAAGTATTCTTTAGCATCCTCCCTTACGATTATCCACTTCAACAAGGTAATTGCTTTGTAGCCCTTAAAGGGAAAGTGTTTACAGTATATTATCTTCATATTACTCTCCTATTTCATCGTGGTATTGTCGCAGGACTTCTCGCACACGCTTTGCAGCTTCTGCTTCTTGCTCTTGAGTACGAAAATAGTTGCCACAATTATAAAGTTTTGCATCAATTTCGTCGAAACTCTCTGTATAACAATACACTTCAAAGGTTGTTCTATCTAATGCGAAATAGTATTCCCCCTTTTTCGCTCGCCACCTAATCTTCTCCACTCGCTTTTCCTCTGCATTCCAGAGCAGTCTTTGCTCTTTCATCTTATCGAACAAGATTTCTTTCTCCTCGTCAGTAGCAAGACGTATCTTAGACTGGTACTCATCGTGTTTATTTACAACAGGTATGCCTTTATTTCTTTTTATAATACCACCATGTTCGTATATGACAAAGCAATTATACCTACCATATTCGTCTCTGTGTCCTGTACAGATTGCTGTTACAGTTTCGTTATAAGTGGAATAAGGTACATGATATGTGCAAACAACAATATCTCCTCTTTTGGGGACATAGTTTGAATCTTTAAATTCTGTCTGAAAAATAACCTTACCATCTTCAATGACCGCTTTGCAGCCCTCAGGAATGGTGATTGAATCACCGCATTTTAATTTAACTTTCATTGTTCTTTTATTTTATTAGAATAATAATCTTTCTGTGTATTTCTGTTCCTTTCCAATAATGAAGTCACAGATAAAGTTTCTTGCATAGTCAGGGGAAATCATTGAACGTTCTGACGAACAAACGCCGGCTTTCCCTGACCCTTTTGCATTCATAATAAACTTTTTTTTCTTGTCTTTTTGATTACTCTTTTCATATTAATCTTCTATTTTGATTGGTTTTCCATATCCATCCATAGCACCTAAAACTATGATGTTTCCGTTCTCTACTTTGAAACCTGCTTTAACGTTGCCGTCAAAGTCAATTTCAATATAACCATTTTTGTTTGGTTCATTTGTTCTTTTCATATTACTTTTCTTCTTTTAATTCTTTGAATATTCCTACCTCATCTTCATATCCGTGCAATAAGCAGTGGAAATGCTTGCAGATAAGGCTTGATTTACACATATCCTCCTTATTCAAGTCGCACTTGTCACAATCGACAGACTTATCTGTTTCAAGAAATATGTATTGCTTGTCGTTTATTGTTATTCCGTTCATAACTAATTATTTTATAAATTCAAAATTAGCTTGATGATGAGTAAAATCACCATTGCCGAATATGGTTGCAGAATAATACTTACCATCTTCAAATATAAATTCCAAATAGTTTTTATCTTGGAAATAAACATCTACATTTGACGGCAACTCATTCTTAATAAAATCGTTTGCGGTTTCTATATTATCTGCATGAGAATTTTCCGTTTCCCAATAATACGAACCACTTTGAATGTCTAATATTGATACCATACTGTACAACTATTATTATTAACGTTTTATACTCTTTTTCCCGAGTGGGTACAACCTCATACATCCAAGGTGTGCTACTTTTAACCTTTCTTCTAAGAACAGTTTACGACTTCTGGGGTTGTTTGAATAAGAAAAAGCAGGATGTATGCTTCGCCCTTCTTCGTCATATACTTTCCCATCATCCGTGAAACCAAATACTGAGTATGGCTTATCATTAAATGTTACACCCTTGCAATGTTCGTTGTTATATTCGATGCACTCCTTTAAGATAGCTTTTGGGACGAAGTAGCCAAAGCGGGAAACACGCTCGTCTGTGTCGTGGTAGTTGTCTTTTTTGAAGTCTGCCTTAAAGTCCTCAAAAGAACGCTTAATTTCAACCTCAGTGAGGTATCCATTTTTATCTACAGCTATAAGGTCTGCTTCATGGTTAAGAAAGCCCCATGACAGGTTTGGAACTATAATATTTGTTCTAACACCGCCTAAGTATGCAACAATGATACGTTCTATCTCTTTAACTGATAGCTTTGTTTCAATCATAACCCCAACACTTGTTTAATTTGTTTCTTATAGTGTTCGTTAGCTGCCTGCTTGGCTTCTACAAGTGAAATATAACAACTGATAAAATAGCTATTACAGAATAAATGAAATTCGTTATAAACAAATTCTATCCTGTAGAACCAGTTAAAAACTGTTACGGCAAGGTATGGTCCATCTTTGTGAAATCTTTGCCATTTCAATTTAGGCAAACTCTCCGCCACGCTCTCACGCCCTGCGTTGAAAGCTGCCTTGATGTCGTTTTCTTGATACAAAGGCATATTAGGAAAGTTGCCATCTTTGAAGTAGATAGCGCTCTCTTTTGCCTTTGTAAGATACTCTTCTGCTAAATCTCTCTGTGTCATATTACACGTCCTCCCAAATTTTAGGTACAAACTCATCATCACCAGATCTCTCAGCCATTGCAATTACACCGCAAGCAACCTTAAATTGTCCTACGGGTATTCTGTCATTTTGCACCGCTCGAGTTATCAAATCAGCGTGAAATTTGTTATACTTCCGCTTCAAAATGTAGTTCACTTTTTCGATTTCTTTCTGTGTCATATTGATTTTGGTTTAGTTAATCTTTATTCTCTTCGAAGTAAACACATGTTTCAGTTTCTTCTCGATACTCAACAGGCACCCACCACAGCGGAGCGTCTGGAGGGTCAGGTAAGTATCTCTTGCACTGGTTACGGAGTTTACAAGCAACACCAAAACAATAGGCGTAATCTGAGTTGACATTGTTAGTTCGCATATTTCTTTTTATTGTTATCTGCGACTGACACCGCCCATAGGAATAATATTGTAGGTTTTAAATCTGTCTATCAATCGACCAAAGCCATCGTTACGTTCGAAACGCTTGCGCAAGGCTTTGTCATCAAGGTTGGTAGTCAGATGGGCACACTTACCATATTGTGTCCAAATCTCATTGCGAGCATGGAGGAACTCATCAGTAAGCAATCCAGTGTCCATACCGAAGAATGTCTTATCCTGTATGCCTATGTCATTAAGACAGATGTTTACAGGCGTACATTGGAAGCCCTTGTTTTCCTCTTCATTAAAAGTAAATCGGTCGAGATTGTTGTGCAGGGTGTAGTAATTGACCATCTGCGTAACAGATAAGTTATAAAAGAAACGAGGTGAGCGTATACGCATGAGGTATTCAGAAAACACTTGCATGAGCATAGTCTTGCCAACTCCAACACCGCCTTGCAGCATTATATTCTTGTGTAGTTTGTATCCACGACCAGGGAATACTTCTTCTGCAAGCGGACAACCATTGAAGTAGTAGAGTAGGAAACGTATTACACTTCGATTATTATCATCAATTACGAATTGACGACGTTGTCGTGCAAGTACGATGTTATTAGCTATATAGAGCAGTAGATTAGCATGTGCTTTATATATGCCCTCGTCTTGTAAATCAAATGATGCGAGCCGTGCCTTTTCAATATCATGATGCACTTTCAATGCTACATCATGCAGCTCCAACCAAGTAGAAGAAGACTTTTCTTTGTTTCTACATGAAGCAAGGACAGCTTGGTCCCAATCAACATTATCAGTAGGCTTCTTGTGATACATTGCAAGTGCATCAGCAAGGGTTTTAGGATATTCGTTCATAGTTATTTATTCTTTTTATTATACATCTTGTCCTCCGAAACCACCATTATAAGTGTAGTCGGGCTGTGATGGTTCTTCAGATGTTGTTTGAGGTGGATATTTTTTGTGCATCCACGATATGAAATGCCTGTGCGCATCGCCGATACTTTCATGCCCAACACCATCCATCGTGCATTTCAGGTGTGTAGAGAATTCATCCATACGCTGCTTGAATTCCTTACTGGTAATCTTCAACTGCATGCATACAGGCTCATTCCACTGTTTATTCTCCAGCATTTCCTTTATCTCATCGTCATAAGTCATCTGCTTAGTATTCACTTTGCTTACACTTCGCTTTGACGCAGAGATATTGCCACCTTTCCTGCCATTCTTATATCGTGTAAGGCTGACATCTATATTAGGCTTCATTAGAATGAATATCCCCTCGGCTGTTGGCGACAAATCAGGAACGTTACCAGTAAAACCGTATTCCATAATTGCATTATAAACCTCGCACTGCACATCTTTATCCATGAGTTTCAATCCCTCCCAATAGGAGCGATAGACAATGAAACTGTCTCTTTTTATTTCCTCCATGCTTATACTTCTTTTATGTGTATGCCATGCACAAAGAGCATGAGCTTACGTTTAATGATGTACTCTTTTGTTCGTACGCCCTTTGTATCTTCAACTACTGTCTGCCCTTTACTATCAGTATAAACGAAGTCTGCAATATACGAACAGGCACGTTCAAGGAGTACACGTGTTGTTCGTCCTTTGAAGTCTTCTCCACATTCACCATACTGGGCAGGTATAAGTTCATACTTTACCTGCTCTCGCAGGTTTGCAATAATACCAGCACGCTGCATCATCTGCAAGGTAGCAGAGCGGTAATGCTCTTTTTTTGAAGCATGTTTACCGACACGCTTTGCACCGTATTTATTGCAACCCTTACGAGAGATTTTCTTGTATTCGTCAATCTTCATTGTTGGTATTCAAGTCATGACGGAATACATCTATCACCTTGGTTTCATCGAGAGTGGCAACGCTATAGTCAATCATTGTTGTTCCGAAGCAATCATCAACGGCTTTCTTTGCATCAGTAATAGTTTCTGCATTGACGAAAAAGTAGTTTGGTATTTTCTTTTCCTTGTCTGTCTTCTCGTCAATGGTGATATAGTTCACCTTTGCCCTAAACCACTTCTCTTTGCTTCCATCACCGATTAATTCGGCACAGCGTGAACGCTTGATGGTAACAATGTCGGTGATAGTTCCATAAGCAGAAGCCTCTTTTGTTGTAGTTGCCTCAGCCTCTGTGAAAGACATCGCATCAACTACAAACTGCTCGAGGACTTTTGCCTGCACACCATTTTCTAATGTGCGTTCCATACGCACGCCTACTTCAAATAACATCATAGAGAGCCTCCTTTCTTTACTTGTTTAATTTTGTAACGGTCTCTTTACTTGGTTTGAAGCGCACAGACTTGTGAGCTGGAACCGTGATAGGCTTTCCAGTCTTGATGTCGTTCACCTTACGTTCTGACTTATTTACGACTACGAAAGAGCCGAAGCCACGGAGTTGAATACTTTCGCCCTTGGCGAGTGTTTCAGCAATAACACGTAGTACACCGTCTACGGTCTTGAATGCTGTTGATAGCGTAACCTTTTCAGATACAGCTACCTCTTTTGCTAACATGTTCTTGTTCATGTCAATTTAGATTTGAGTTTTATTAATAATTTATTTATAGAATACCGCCTGCTTGAGGCTGATAGAGTTTTTATATTTGCATATAGTACATCTGCTTTTTCCAGCTCAAAGATGATGTTTTTAATATCTGTCTTGCAGAACTCATATTTTTTCGGTTTCTCCATTGTAACAGGGGTTAAGAAACATATCCGTAAGTTGGTCGAAATACATCTTATCCGTTGGAATATCATCTGTGGATGCCATTATCTGATTAGCTACAGACCGTTTATTCTGTATGATGTTATAGAGAGTATGGTCAATAGTTCCACGACCAATGAGATAATAGCATGTAACATTGTCTTTCTGTCCGATACGATGCGCACGGTCTTCACATTGACAACAGTCAGAATAGGTCCAGGGGAACTCACAAAACGCCACGTTCGATGAGGCTGTGAGAGTAAGACCGACGCCTGCTGCTTTGATAGAACAGATTATTAACTGTACTTGTCCTGATTGGAAGGCATCAACGGCAGCCTGTTTCATCATCATGCTATCACGCCCAGTAACTGTAACCGCCTTTGGGAATGCCTTTTTCAATTCATCTACAATCTCATGTAGAGAGCAGAACAGAATAAGAGGCTTTCCATTTGCAAGAAACGTGCGGCAGAAGTCGATAGCTTGTTTTACCTTGCCTTTGGCTGCTATCGAACGTAGCGCCATAAATTTAACAAGAGCTTCCATTCGCATTTTGCGAGCTACCTCATAATCAGTGCACTCTTTATATTCACGCAGATAAGTAGCAAGGTCCTCTGCTGCACAAGCATACTCCTCGCTATTGGATATATCCACATAGAGGTCGGTACGTGTCTTATCAGGTAGCTGTGTGAGAACCTTTGCCTTTTCTCTACGTATCATGCAGCGAGAATACAGTTCAGAAGAAAGTTTGTCGAGGTTTTTCACCTCGTCTGACTCCTGGCTTCTGTTCTCTCTGTTTAAGTCTCCACCGCCATACTCTTGCAAGAAGTGAGTGCGTCCTCCAAACTCTGGTAATCTGCCCATGATAGACAATTGTGCGATGAGGTCAGCTGGACGATTGACAACAGGAGTACCAGATAGCAAGATACGATAAGGTTTACCCTCTGCTATGCCTCGTGTGAAGATAGTCTGTTGTGCTGATGGGTCTTTAACCCTGTGGCTTTCGTCAATGATGATAGAGCGAAAGATTTTTATTGCAGGGTTGAATACAACATCTTTCAGTCGGAATGAGCCTTTTTGTTTGATATCCCAGACAAAGTATTTGCGCAGACTCTCGTAGTTACAAATGGCTACATGGTGCATTCTCATCTTAAGGAGATATGGCCATGTTGTCTGTACGGCATTTTCAAGCACAAGTGCTTTCTTGTTAGTGAACTTCTCGAACTCACGCTGCCAGTTAATCTTAAGTGATGATGGACAGACAACAAGGCATGGATAAGCATTTGCTGTATCAACAATGCCGATGCTTTGTAATGTCTTACCTAATCCAGGCTCATCCCCGATTAAGAGACGTTTCATTTCCATTCCTGCTAAGATACCCTCACGCTGGTATGGATAAGGCTCTATTTTGAGATTATGTTTCAGTTCTTTCATAATGAATAACACCAGTATTTGTATGCTAAATCCTCATACTTTTCTCTTCCACGGCTGTAGACATCGTCGCCACGTTTTATAAACTTCTTAAATACTCTGTTGTTCTGCTTTGATATTGCGTATATGAAATCATTATCACTGTGTGCGATGTCCATGTACCAAGCACGGCTACGGTCCCAATCGAAGAAGTCTATTGCATCATTGAACTCCGCATCCGTTGAGGCTGCTGTTGTTTTCAGGTCTCCTCCGAAGTTAGCAGCTTGCAACCACCAGTCCCACTTACATCGAGTGTCAAGAGTGAAACAGAAACCTCCGTTATCAAATTCCTGCCCCTTGTTCACCATGAAACGTTGCGTGTCCGCTATCTCTAAGACCTTTGCGAGGAATGGGTCGTGTCGTGCTTCTGCACGTAAAGCACGTTGCATTTCACGTGCATGTTGCCATATTTCTTCATCTACAGGCTCACCATCTACCAGTTTGTTGATGAAATCAACTCTTGTGGGTTCTGTAATTAAGGCATCTACTATACTACCGAAGTAGAAAGCTGCCTCACGGTCGCCATATTGAGGTCGTGGGTAGAGCTGTTCTTTAAGTGCAGTGAGGTCAGAGTTGGAGACCTCACTACGGTTATAGTATTCATCTGGATTATGAGTTGTCATGATTACTTTGCTTTTATTTCATCCTCATACCTAACATGTGGAGAATTGATAAACTCTGCATTAGCTTTGTCGTTTGCGTACTTCTCAACAGCTGTGATTTGCTTCTTGAACATCTTAGTCAAGTCATCCACACTCATATACTGACCGTCTTTGCTCCACCAAAACGAAACAATATTGATGATACCTTCCGCATCAAGAGCAACTATCTTTTTCTTTACAGAGGTCTTAGGAGTATAAGCAGGGGTAGAGACGGAGGCAGAATCGAAAAGATTACCAACTTCCTGCGCTTGCGACTGAATCTCCTTTGCAGCCTTAGCTTCATCTTCTTTACGCTTACGCTCTGCTTCAAGTCGTGCAGCCTCAGCAGCTTCCTTTGCTGCAAGCTCCTGTTTCATGCGTTCTTGTTCTTCTGCATTGGCTTTTGCCATGCGCTCGAGTTCTGCATGCTTAGAATTTAGTGCATCTACGATAGTATCTTTATAGTCACCAATCTCTGTAGTGTATTGTTCGTTGAACTGTGCAAGCAAGCGTGATTGAACACTTGCACGAATTTTAGCAGCCTCATCTGTTGATAATATCTGTGGAATAAGAACAGAGAGTGTAAGATGGTTGAACAAATCAGCAGGCATTGCTGTAGGATAGTCAACAATCTTCACGGACTGTGTATCGAAGTTCTCAAGTGTAAGTGATGTGTTGAGTGTAGTTAGTTCATTGATACGTTGCGTGATGTACCTGCTAAACAACTGCCTAAAATCATCCTCTACATCTGTCTCGTATTTAGTGAGTGCCTGCTGCTTTTGCAGTTTCATCGCCTCTTCACGTCTACGCTTTTCTTCCTCCTCACGTTTCTTTGCTGCGAACTGATTACGAAAAGCCTGAATCTGATTAGGTACGTTTCCTGCCTTGGTTGGGTCGATAGAGTTTTCCATACCTGTAAACTCGGTGCGTATCTGGTCAAACATCTTCGTGATTGGCGAACGCTGCTCATTCATCAACTTAACCGTCTTGCGTGATTTCTCAAGATAGGCTGCACAACGCTGGTCGAGTTCATCACTCATACCTTTCTCCTTTATTTCGGATAGCAGTTGAGCACCAGCATTAGTGCAACGCACTGAACGCTGTTGGTTTTCATTGTAAATCTTTGGCGCATTTTGTGCTATCATCTGCACATTCTCTGGGCGCACGATACTTAATTCTGTACTCATAGTTACTTATATTTTGCGATTAGAAAACATCATCATTAGCAGCACCTTCTGTGCTTGCTGTCTCAGTAGGATTTACGACAACACCATCAGAAGTATCTGCAGCAGGTCCGAAATTCTCTTCGGTCTGGATAACCTCGCCTGTAGTGGTGTCCACAACCTCACCAACTCCGTAGACATCATCATTAATTTCTACATCCTCAGTTTGCTGAGACTCCAATTGAGTACCACGACCGATACGAGCCTTTGGATAAGTCTTGAAAGCGTGCTTGATGAGCTTCGCAACAAGGAAGCCTTTATCAATCTGTCCATCATCAGCAACATATAAGTCATTGGGCTTACCGTTCACATACGAACGTGCGTTGTTATCCCATTTGCGATTTTGCTTTTCGCTGTAGCCTTGCAGTCGTTTCCAGTCTTCTGGGAGCAAAACAGCATAATCAGTAGAACCGTCATTGCGTGTAATCTTCATGAAAGCAGCTACAATCTCGTTGGATGTGTGAGGCAGGCGACAGGTGTAGTTTACGAACTTGTTGCCATTTTGTTCTCCGAACTCGAAGCCATCCTCCTTATATACAATAACAGGGTTGTCTGCATGGCGTATCTGTCCACAGCGAGCACGGAGGACAAGTTCACCATAGCCTGATATAGTGAAAACGCACTGTGTAACGTACATGTTTTTCCCATCCTGTCCTTTACCGATATTGACAGAGCGTGAAAGCAGGTATGCCTGTGCTCGTACTCCTGGCTCAACGCTTAAGCCCGATATAGCAACATCAAGAAATGACGTGAATATGGAGAATTTACTACACTTGGTACGTAGGTCTTCCTTTTCGCAAATTAAGCTATTGAAAAATCTGCTTTCTCTTTCGTAGGCAGCATCACCACTGACACCTGTGGTGTTTGCCCACATTGTGTCATAGATTTGTACGAATTTCTCTCGTACTCTTTCGTCTGTAATAATCTCTGTACTTTTCAGAGCGTTGATTTCTTCGACTGTAAGATTGATTTTACTCATAATTTTTATTGTTAGAATGATTTTATTTATTGTTATAAATCTCTTCTCTCCAGTTTGGGTTATTCTTGGTATACCACATAATATACTCAAATCTTTTTTTAAGCCTGGATAGCCCGTCTTCTTTTATTTTTCGTTCCATATTTACCGGTTGTTATAATCTTGTTCTGTTCGTTGAAGCAGCCGTAGTTGTGCAGTTTCATATTCCATCTTTCCAGGGCGCACGTATGGCTGTATCTTTCCAGCTCTACGCCAGCGTTCCACATTCTTTCGTCCGAACATCTTGTATGCTTGTCTTGTTGACATAAAATCAGGGTCGTCCTTGTCTTCATGCAGCATCTTAACAATGTTTGCTGATAGGTCTCGCAGAAATGTGCGGTAGCTGACTGTTTTGTCTGTGAAGTCAATACGCATGTCACTCTTCGTTTGCAAGCTCTCTCAGTTCGTTTATCTTGTTATGACTGTTCCAATATTTACCAATACGGAAAGTGAGATAACCCAATAAGAAACCTGCTATTTTGGTAAGAAACAATAGAAAAATATTGTCACAGTCAGAGGCTACAAGGATTGTTATTATCATAGCCAATACTACTAAGACATTTATACGCCAATTAAGGTGGACTTTGAAAAACTTATACATAGTTATTGTTTTTTGTTTATACAGATTGGTGATTGCATATATTCAACATACTTATTGAACATGTCGCAGTAGCGGCCGTTAATACCATTATGGGCATTTGGGCAGGACTTGCAGGGGTTAAGCATGATGCTCTTTGATGAAAATCAGAACTTTTTTATAGTTTGTAACCTCTCTTGCAAAGAATTCACTTGCCTGTGTTACATTCATATAGATAGGTTTGCCTTCTCCATCAATCAGATAATAATCAACTCCGTTTTTCAAAGCATCTTCTTTTGTACGAAAAACAACAGCGTGACATGAAGAAACAGGGGATTTTACAGCAAATGCAGTCCCATTAAGTCCATGGCCTTCACCTACATTCACATGATGTTCGCTTTCTACTACAAACCAAAACTCTTCTTTGTAGATATTGGCAAGACTTTCTAACTTCTTGATATTATCTTCTATTTTGTACTGGAATGACTTCATTATATATCCTCCCTGATTTATTTATTCTGCTCGTTCAACATAGATAAGCCGTTCGCCAACTTCCATGCGAGTACTTCGCTTGCCGCCGAACAAAGCGTTAGCCTTGCTTGCTTGAGCTCGCACGGTGTCCATCCATTCAATAGGGAAACTGACGGCTTCGCCAACTTTCAATGCTTTGATGCGAGACATCACATTTTTACGCTTTGATTGTACTTTTTCAGTCATTTTCTTTGCTTTATAATTATTAATGTTTAACTTTATGGTGCAAAGACACCCATTTTGGTTATACTGACAAACTTTTTGGCAATTATTTCCATTATGGTTATGTTTTATTAACATATTGGTTACTTTATGGGTAAAGATGTAATGGTAGAAAACCTTGTAAACTATTATACAGATGGTAACAAGGCGCAGTTTGCAAAGATGGTAGGTATATCTCCACAGACATTAAGCAAGTGGATAGGCAGAAAGACATTTGACGCAGAATTGTTGTATCAGAAATGCTCAAACTTATCTGCGGATTGGTTATTAAGCAATGGTAATGGAGAGATGATACGCACAAGGAATGCTATTATTTCTGCTGACAGAGGAGGAATTGCTGCTGGTGGCAATATCAATAGCAGTACAACCATGGGTGATGGAGCAAGGTCTACAATTACAAACAACTATGGAGAGACCTGCAACAATGGTGAACCGTCACCAATAGTGCAAACTTTAACTGAAAGTGTTGCTACTTTGACAAGAGAGTTGGAAACAAGCCAGGAGCAAAAAAGCAGATTGATTGGAATTATAGAAAAGTTAACCAATGCTTAACCAAAAGACAATTATTGGGTTTATATTGTATAACGTATTTATGTACGTTCTCTGCCTTATCCCATCAGCATTTTTTTCAGGTATCCACTGGTTGATTTATGGAAATGTAACTTTAATACATTTCTTTGGGGGTGCTTTGGGAATTTATTTATTTTGGTTAATATTGACTATTCGTAGAACAAAAAGATTTTTTAGAGAATGGAAAGAGACAAGGAACTTGAAAAACTGAAACTTCTGATGCATGCCATTGGTTCTATGGATAATGCAGAACCTTTGGAATGGGAACAGGAACTACGAGTGGGTGCGTGGCTGGTACTTCATAATGAACCAGGAAGCGATAGAGAGGAATGGAGGCAAGAGCTTCTAAGCCAATATCCAACAGAAGTAGTTGATACTTTCGGAACAGACCCAGCACAGGCTTTTGCAGCTATGGATGACTGGTGGGAGAGTGAAACATACGAGGATGAGAATACAGGCTTATGTGAAACTTATCAAGGATGGTCACTCATTTTTGCAAATGAAAAATCAGTCATGGTGTTTGATGAACTTTCAAGGCTTAAACTTAAATTAAGCCGTTTAGGGATGTTAAAAAATCTCGGATGATAAGATGTGTGTTAGGCGAGAGTTAACGCAACCAGCGCAAAATAAAGTGGCAAATAAGCAATATTATCATCAAGAACTATAAACAACAAAACATTAACGAGATGATGTAAAGAGTAGCAAAAAATACGACTGTATACCAAGGATGTTCAAAATGCCTATATTTCGCTAATATTTGCAGCGGCACAAGCAGCAGTGGAAGAAATGAAGTAATTTCTTAGAAATATATTTTTTAGGCGGTATACCATGTTTTTACGTAGGTATTCCGCCTATTTCTTATGGTTTATAAATGTATATCTAAAAGAGGTAGAGTCTTTACCTTTCGCTCTCACTTCTAATTTACTAAGTTCTTTACAACAATCTTACTTTATATCAATATGCAATTTATTAAATCAGTGTTTATAGCACTTGCGTTGTTCTCTACGATAGGAGGAACGACTGCTTCTACAAAGAGAAATACGGATATCCAGTCTGGAACGGTTTACATTTGTACGGGACCAAAGGCAAGAAAGTATCATTCAAGCCCCAATTGCCGTGGTCTTAATAGATGCTCTGGCAGTATAAAAGGCCTTTCTGTGAGTGCAGCAAAGTCAAAAGGCTTTACTCCTTGCAGGATTTGTTATAGATAGTTTGTTTATAAACTATGTTTGAAAACATAGCAAGAGGTATGTAATATGCAATCTTGAACCTTTATAGTTAAGTGTAAAGCAACGCTTTTTATATTCGTTATCTACTTTTTACAACTTCTTTTTACTATGAGTAGAAGGCTCTTAGTGCTATACACTATGGTTTAAATTATGATAGAATCACTTTTGCGTGAGAAGAAATATTAATCTTGCTAACGTAAGAGTTGGGTGCGTCTAATAATTCTGTTTATATGTTGTTCTTTGAGTAATAAAAAGTTGTTAGCTCTTTTAAAAATGTAGCGATATAACTATAGTATTTTTAATTTCATTTTGCTGTCACTTTTAACACTTCATGCAAACGTGCTACAAGTCAGTAGGTTATAAGCTATTCTCTTGTGACATGAGTGACAGGAACTTTCATATTAAGGATTTCTTTCATTGTATAAAATCAGGGATATTATAATGAATGTGAGAAATAGCGTATTCTGAGGCGGACTCGTTCTTGGCAGTAAGGATCTTATCCCAAGTTTAACCGGCAAAATTATTTTTCATAAATTTTCGGGATATTTTGTGTAGTATTACTTGTCATTACCTACAAAATATATTCAGAATTTTAACTACTTATTTTGTTTAGAACAATTTGTCGCACAAGGAGTCGAAAAATGACATTTCCCACCCCATCCAATTGTAGTTGTTTCCTATTCGGGCAATAATCACATTCTTCTTCTGATTAATATAAATGAATTGGTGTCCGACACCAAACGCATAGAAAGAAGAGTTATCGGCATTGTTATCGCGATACTGATGGTACCAGCAATAATGATAACCTTTATTCTCGGTAGTCTTTTCTAAGCTCTTGTCTATCCACTCCTTGCTGACAATCTGCTTCCTATTCCACGTACCACCATTCAAATATAATCTTCCTATTTTTGCAAGGTCATACACGTTTGTAGCAATACCTCCAAAGCCTTGTGTGTGATGATGCTTATGACTGTCTATTGTAATCCATGCATCGCGTTCCATACCTAATGGTTTCCATACCTTCTCACTCATATAGTTTGCATAGGTTTTACCCGTAGCTCGTTCAATAATCCAAGAGAGTAGAGCTGTTGTTAAACTGTTATATTCATATTTCTTGCCAGGCTGACTTTTAAACTTTATGTGTCGGAAAAGTCGGGTGAAGTCGTGCCCATATTGCAGTTGAGTTATCTTGAATATTTTAAATAAACCTTTTAGAGTCAATTCATAGTCCTCGTAAAAATCGAAACCAGCCTGCATATTCAGTAGGTGGACAATCCGTAACTTTTTGAATGTAGCATTGTATTGTGCCAATTCTGGAATATAATCAGTTACATAGTCGTCTACGCTCTTGATATAACCTTCGTCTACGGCAATACCACAAAGAAGCCCCGTCAACGATTTGGAAACAGAGAAAATGGTAGCATTCTTTCTTGGATAAAAAGGCTCTGTCCATTGGTCGTAAACAATACTGTCGTTATGAATAATAAGCAATTGCCCATCTTTTCCAAACCATTGTTCAACGAGTGAATCTATTCGCATCTCCTCTGCATTTCCTGCCTTTTTGTGAGTTATATGCATACTTCTATCTATGCAACGATGCGATGCAGCAAGTGGAAAATGAAACGGATTGTTTCCTTTGAAAATAGTGTCTCGTTCCAACTTCTGATATTCATATATATCCGGACCAGAAGGACCATCGAGTGTGAGTCCACGGAATACGCTGCAACTACTGAACAACAACATTGCTACAATAAATAGAACGTTATATGCTTTTGATGCCATAATGATAATGTATTTAAGTTTTATAGCACAAAGTTACAAAAAAATATTCGGCTCTATAACGAATCGTGTGGGTAATTAAGTTTAAGCTCCCCTGTCATGAAATAGACCATATACTTAAAGTTTTCTGTATTTACGAATCCCCTTGCCCTCCTTTTAAGAAGTTGCTTCTGATAGGCTCAAAGCCTGTGTAAATATCTCGGTACTATTCATATGACAAAGGTAATATTTTCTCTCCATAGTGGATAAACCACAATAACCCTTTTTATCATGTCATATCATCGTGCGGATACTCAGCACCAATGGTGCGGATGGTGAACACCAATAGTGCGGATGGTTATGACATGTAGAATCTCTAAGGATAATAAAACATGTTGGTCACGAAGAAGCTTAAAGGAGAACAGAGGTTTACTTCATAAATATCTATAGTAGTATCACTTTAAATGGCCGATGAAACAAAAAAAGGAGTGTGCCAAATGACACACTCCCTTTTTATATTAGTTTCTAAATACTAAGCCTTCGCCGAAGCTGTCGATGATGACAGGCTTGTCACGGTTGACTGTACCTGCAAGTAATGACTTACTGAGGTCGTTCAATACGTAACGTTGGATAGCTCTCTTGACAGGACGCGCACCGAACTCTGGGTCGTAGCCAACATCTGAAAGATAGTTGATGGCTGGATCAGTCCACTGAAGTTCAATACCCTGTGGCTCTAACATATCCTTAACTCTCTCAAGTTGCAGGCGAACGACATCACCAATCTGCTCTTTTGTCAATGGCAAGAACATGATAGTCTCGTCGATACGGTTGAGGAACTCAGGACGAATCGTCTTCTTCAACATATCCATTACTGCAACTTTTGCCTTGTCGATTACCTCCTCACGGTTAGTATCGTTAAGATGTTCAAACTGTTGCTGGATGTATTGTGAACCAAGATTAGACGTCATGATGATAATCGTATTCTTGAAGTTCACTGTTCGTCCCTTATTGTCTGTCAGATGACCATCGTCCAACACCTGCAAAAGGATGTTGAATACGTCTGGATGTGCCTTCTCAATCTCATCAAAGAGTACAACAGAGTAAGGCTTTCGGCGTACAGCCTCAGTCAACTGACCACCCTCATCATAGCCTACATATCCTGGAGGCGCACCGATGAGTCGAGTTACACTGAACTTCTCTTGATACTCGCTCATATCAATTCGGGTCATCATAGACTCGTCATTGAAGAGATAATCAGCCAATGCCTTTGCCAACTCAGTCTTACCAGTACCCGTTGTACCTAAGAAGATGAAGGAAGCAATAGGCTTCTTTGGATCTTGCAATCCTGCACGTGAACGACGAACCGCATCTGCTACAGCTGTGATAGCCTCATCTTGTCCGATGACACGCTTGTGTAGTTCATCCTCTAAGTGGAGCAGTTTATCCTTCTCACTCTGTAACATTCGTGTGACAGGAATACCCGTCCAACGGCTCACAACCTCAGCAATATCATCAGCTGTAACCTCCTCGCGCACCATTGCTTGACCATCTTGTGTGGCTTGCAACTGCTGTTGGATGTTCTTGATATCGTCTTCTAATTGCTTTAGTCGTGAGTATCTAATCTCGGCAACACGCTCGTAATTACCCTCACGCTCGGCACGGTCAGCCTCATACTTGAGCTGTTCAATCTCTTGTTTGTCCTGCTGAATCTTATTCACCAGTCCACGTTCGCCCTCCCACTTAGCGCGGAATCCATGTTCCTGCTCTTTGAGTTCAGCGATTTCCTTGTCGAGTTGTGTAATCTTTTCTGTGTCGTTCTCGCGCTTGATTGCCTCACGCTCAATCTCAAGCTGCTTCAATCTACGACTGATTTCATCCAACTCCTCTGGTACAGAATCGCGCTCCATACGCAGTTTTGCTGCAGCCTCATCCATCAAGTCGATAGCCTTATCAGGCAAGAAACGGTCTGAGATATAACGCTCAGAAAGCTTAACAGCTGCGATACAAGCATCATCTTGGATACGTACCTTGTGATGATTCTCATAACGTTCCTTCAATCCACGAAGGATAGAGATAGCATCCAACTCATCTGGTTCATCTACTAATACGGTTTGGAAACGACGCTCAAGCGCCTTATCTTTCTCAAAATACTTCTGATATTCATTGAGTGTTGTTGCACCGATAGCTCTCAATTCGCCACGTGCTAAGGCTGGTTTAAGGATATTTGCAGCATCCATGGCACCTTCGCCACCACCTGCACCAACCAATGTGTGAATCTCGTCAATGAAGAGAATGATGTTACCATCAGCCTGCATCACTTCCTTAACAACACTTTTAAGACGCTCCTCGAACTCACCTTTATACTTAGCACCAGCCAACATCGCACCCATATCCAGTGAATAGAGTTGCTTGTCCTTTAAGTTTTCTGGTACATCACCACGAACGATTCTCTCTGCTAAGCCCTCAACGATAGCTGTCTTACCAGTACCTGGCTCACCAATGAGAATAGGGTTGTTCTTTGTACGACGAGATAGAATCTGTAATACTCTACGAATCTCCTCATCACGACCAATTACTGGGTCGAGTTTTCCTGCACGTGCATCCTCGATAAGGTTGCGCGCATACTTTTGTAATGACTGATAGTTCTCGTCACCACTTTGCGACTGTACCTTCTGACCTTGTCTAAGATCATTGATAGCAGCTGTCATTTCCTTCTCTGTACAACCCGCATCTTTCAATATACGGCTTGCGGTTGAGTTCACAGCAAGTAGGGCGAGTAGCATTGGTTCGATACTAACGAATTCATCACCCATCTTCTGAGAGGTCTCTACTGTACGCTGCATCACCTGATTGGTTTCAGAAGAGAGGTAGGGTTCACCACCAGATACTTTTGGTAAGTGGCTCATCTCATTCTGAATGGCAGTCTCTACAGCTTGTGCATTGACGCCAATTTTCTGGAAGACGTAATTTATTACGTCCTTTCCTTTATCCATTACACCAGCTAATATGTGTACTGGCTCAATGGTCTGCTGTCCATTTCGCTGTGCAATGTTTATCGCACTCTGAACAGCTTCTTGTGCTTTAATTGTAAATTTCTCAAATGTCATATTCAAATCTCCTTCCTATAGCTCCTACACCTTTATAATAGGCTTCAGAACTTGTTCTTATTTTTTGTTTCTAATGTCTATATATCAAACCTTGTGCCCATAGGTGTTTTGTGTCAATTTGTCATTTATATTAGACAAATTGGCAGCTTTTTATTTCTTGCAAAGGGAGAGAAGGGAGGTGGAGAAGGTCCTTTTCAATGGTTCTTCCGTTAAATGCGTGGATGCTTTTCGTATAGATTTAACGGAAAAACCGGAGTTATTCAATAAACAAAAATATTGTCAAGACAGTCAATTGTCAATTCTATTATCACCCTCCAACACTGCCACCTTTTTTCATTTTAATACTTCAAAAATGTAGATAAGGTTCTGAAAAATATTTACATAATTTCGAATAAAATATCTATAAATAAAGACGAAAATACGTGTAAAAAGCAAGTTTACAACTAACAGAAAATCAGTTAGTTATAAAGTCATGCAAGAAAAGGTGCTTAATTGGACTTCAAAAGGGCGTTAGTAACACTTCAAAAGGGCATCTTTTGCAAGTCAATTAGGTGTCTTTTATAAGCCAAAAGAGCATGTATTGGTTTTGATTCGCATGAAAATAGTTTACATATATCGATTAATAAGAGAATAAGCTGTTTATAGAAGACAGAAAGAAATGCTAATGGTTAGATATATTTTAATTTGTCTTTTCTATATTATATCTTATAGTTTATCCCTTTTATATATAGCTAATGGGATATATCTATCTATTTAACGGAAGAACCTTTTCAATGTTCAGTTCTCTTGGTGTTTACAGCATATAAATGCACAGATATAAATAAGTAAGCCCCAAAGAATATAGAAAACCCTTTCGTAAGGCATCTCCGTTTGTTCCATCCAAAGATAAATGTAGTAGAGTAAGGACAATAGGGCAATTATAAGAAATGTATATTTCCTTGTTTTACTTATTCCGTATACTGAGAATGAAACTATAAAACTAATAACATAGAGTAGGGTACTATAAAGGTACAGAATACCAGTCCCAACATCGTGTCCATTCCTACAGGTGCCTTGTACAACACTAACCCCAAGGATATAGATGACTGTTAACGTAGATATTAATATGCCTTTACTAAGTTTATTCATTAGTTTGATTGTTTTTTATTTTTCAAGTTCTCTTTCATTTTACCGTATATAAGCGCATAGATATAAACGAGTTTGCCCAAATAATATAGTAAAGCTTTTTATAAGGTATATCTGTATGTTGTATTCAAAGATAAAGGAAAGATATAATAATAGGCAGAAGACTGAATCTATTGTTTGTTCATTCTTACATAAGCTTCACAGTTACTGGGGTTATTTTTTTGATAATAAACGGTGATAGTGTCACCAATATGCAGACTTTCATATTCTCCATATTGTTTACCCCTACCTTCATAGGTCTTCTGATCTACGTTATATGAATAGGAGTAGTAAGGAGTTGCGCGAATTTTATAAAGCTTGTTGACTACACCTTTAGTGTAAGCTGGGTTCTCAGCAATCTTGCTACTCTTCCATACATGCCATAAAGAGATTCCTAAAAGTGCGATAACAAGATAGGCTATTGAGCGTTGATGCTTTCTTTTCATTTGTCAGATTGAGCATTATTATTCAACTTCTCCTTCATATAGTTATGAAGGCGATGTGTAAACTCATAGTTTTTCAGTCCCCATTTGGGTGCTATGAGGAGGTCGGGGGGACTCTGACTGACAAAGCGTTCGAGTACAAGGTCGGGGCGGAGAAGGCTAATGTAATCTGCAATGAGTTTGATATACTCTTCAACCGTATAAAGGTGAAATGGCTTTTCAGCGTACATCTTTGCCAGACGAGTTCCACGAATAATCTGTAACTGATGAATCTTCAATGTCGTTAAGGGAAGAGAAGAGATGATTGGAGCTTGTCTTAAACTCTCTTTTGCATCTTCACCAGGTAGTCCGAGAATGATATGTGCACCGACACGGATACCACGTCGGGCAGTCTCTTCTATAGCTTTACGTGCACAAGCAAAGTCATGCCCGCGATTAACCAGTCGTAATGTCTCATCATTGCAGGTTTCCACACCATACTCAACGATGAGGAATGTGCGGCGATTTAGTTCTTCAAAGTAATCTAAGAGGTCATCATTAATACAGTCGGGACGCGTACCGATAACGAGTCCAACCACATCCTCCACAGCAAGTGCTTCCTCATAGAGCTTTTTAATATGGTCATTAGTGCCGTAAGTATTGGTATAAGCCTGGAAATAAGCAAGATATTTCATCTCAGGATACTTACCTGAAAAGAATTGTTTGCCATCCTCAAGTTGTTGGGTTACACTCTTTCCATTATCGCAATAAGCTGGGTTGAATGTCTGATTGTTACAGTAAAAACAACCTCCCCGCCCAATCCTACCGTCTCGGTTAGGGCAAGTAAAGCCAGCATTAACCGATATCTTCTGTACTTTATAAGGGAACTGAGAGCGCAACCAGTTCCCGAAATCGCAATAATATTGTTCCATTATTTTGCAAATATACGGAATATTTTATATTTTTGTGCTGTTAAAACTTGAATTTATGAAACGTATATTACTTCTGTTTGCAACAATGCTAACCGTACTTCAGTTGATGGCTGGAGAACCTATCTCTTTGAAAGACATTACTAATGGTGCTTTTGCAACTAAGCGTATCTCGGGTGTTAATCCTTTAAAAGGAACTTCTGAGTATGCCCAAATCTCGTCTGATGGTCGTCAGGTAGTTAAGTATTCTTTTAAAACAGGTAGTTCTACAGGGGTTATCTTTGACCTCGCTGATGCCAAGGGTGAACAATTAAAATCCTTTGATGATTATCAGATCTCGTCTGATGGAAGTCGACTGTTATTACAAACGAATACAAATCGTATCTATCGTCGTTCGTTTACAGCAGACTTTTATCTCTATGATGTAAAGACAAAACAGTTAAAGAAACTGTCAAAAGATGGCTCTGAGCAGATTCCTACTTTCTCTCCAGATGGTCGTCAGATCGCTTATGTTCATCAGAATAATATCTATATTACAGATGGAGAGAGCGTAAAGCAGGTTACAACGGATGGTGAGTTTAATAAGGTAATCAATGGTTTACCCGACTGGGTGAATGAAGAGGAGTTCGGCTTTAATAATGCACTTGCTTGGAGTGCAGATAGCAAGACGCTAAGTTGGATTAGATATGACGAGAGTGAGGTAAAGAGTTATACTCTACAGTTTTACAAAGGTTCTCACCCTGCATATGATATGTTTGATATCTATCCTGGTGATTACAGCTACAAATATCCAAAGGCTGGCGAAGCAAACTCAAAGGTTAATGCATGGTCTTATAGCTTGAGTGATGGTACTGTGCGTAAATATGATTTACCATTAGCGGCAGATGGTTATATTCCGCGCATCAAGTCTACCTTTGATGCAAATAGAATTATCCTCTATACAATGAACCGTCATCAGGACGAGTTGAACCTCTATGCTGCTAACCCTCTCACAGGTACATGTAATCTACTGATAAAGGAGAGTGTACCTAAGTATGTGAAGGAAGAAGCTATGGAGGGTATTAGCATCATGAAGGATTATATTCTTGTTCCTTCTGACCGTGATGGTTATATGCACCTTTACTTATATAATAAGGATGGTAAGCTTTTACGTCAGATTGATAAGGGGAACTATGATGTAACTGAAATCTATGGATATGATGAGAAGACTGGAAATACCTACTTCCAAGCAGCAGCACGTAAGCCAATGCAGCGTGAGATATATGTTGCAGACAAGTCGGGTAAGTTGACTTGTCTTTCTGCTCGTGCGGGATGGAATGTTGCTTCGTTCTCAGGCGATTATAAGTATTTCCTCAATACATGGAGCGATAGCAATCATCCATACGTATTTGCTATTTATGATAACAAAGGTAAGGAGATACGTGAGGTGTTGAATAATGATGAACTGCAAGCAAAGTTGGCAAAGTATGGCAACACTGGTGTTGAGTTCTTTACATTTACAACCTCTGAAGGTGTGAAACTTAATGGTTGGATGGTGAAGCCTGCTAACTTCGATGCAACAAAGAAGTATCCTGTAATTATGCACCAGTATAGTGGTCCGGGTAGTCAGCAGGTTGTCGACAACTGGGGCGTTGGGTCTATGGGTAGTGGTGCGATGTTTGACTACTACTTAACACAAAAGGGCTATATCGTTGTTACTGTAGATGGTCGTGGTACTGGTGCGCGTGGTGCAGAGTTTGAGAAGTGTACTTATTTGAAGCTTGGCGATTTGGAATCAAAGGATCAGACAGAAGCTGCATTGTGGTTGGGCAAGCAAAGCTATGTCGATGCTTCGCGTATTGGAATATGGGGTTGGAGCTTTGGAGGCTTCAATACATTGATGAGTATGAGCGAGGGACGCAATGCGTTCAAGGCAGGTGTAGCTATTGCTCCACCAACGAACTGGCGCTATTATGACTCTGTTTATACTGAGCGTTATATGCGTACACCACAGGAGAATGCTGCTGGTTATGCTATTAATCCAATCAATAGAGCAGAGAAGCTTCATGGTAAACTCTTAATATGTCATGGCCTAACGGACGATAACGTACATCCGCAGAATGCCTTTGAGTATTCTGAGGCTTTGGTTCAAGCTGATAAGGACTTTAAAGAGAATCTTTATACCAATCGTAACCATGGTATTTATGGTGGTAACACACGTAATCATCTTCTGAGACAGGTTGCTGAATGGTTTATCGAGAACCTGTAATAGGCGCTGATAAAAGAACTGTGCTGTTTGCTAAGCACCATTATGTATAAATGAACCATGCGTGTCTTACTACATATTATGATGATGACAAGGGACTTTTAATTCATCTTTTACTGATGTGTTAATGCTCAGCACATAGTGTGCTGATGCTTAACACGTCATGTGCGGATGGTAAACACCAATGGTGTTGAGTACTTAGTGTAGTGCAATATGATATTATCAGGAAACAAATTGTTGGTAGAAAGGAGTTGTTCTATCAGATAACTGTAAATCAAAGGTGATGTCGTATGGACGAATATATTATTCAAAGTTCTATCAGATAGCACTAATAAATAAAAAACTCGGGCACTGAATTGGGCATAAGTGACAAAAAGAGACCTAAAATGGGTCTCTTTTGCTCTTATATGACAAAAAGAGACCTAAAACATCCTATATCCCTTTATCTACAAGGGGAATGAGCCTT